AACCATGGAATGTGGCAAATGACATTAGAGCCGAAAATTATATTCCAAACAGAACTGCTCAATTATCACTTTCTCACTATTCAAGAATTAAACTTTCTGTAGCTGGTGATCCAAATTTAACTGTTGGTATGATATTAAATATTTCTTTACCGTCCAGTAGGAGTAAAGATGGTTCTGGTTATGATTCGGGTGAAGAAGACCCCTATCACTCAGGTAACTATATGATTACCGCCGTTCGCCATATTATTGATTTTGCTGGAAAATATGAAACTATACTTGAAGTTGTAAAAGATAGTTATAGTGCATCAGTGAATGTATATGAAAATTCTGGAGACATGCAAAAAGCAATAAAGGGTGATGTATAATGGCAGATTTTAAAAATAGACTTGGGCACGATAACTTTGTCTGGTGGATTGGTGTTGTAGAAGATCGTATCGATCCATTATACCTTGGCCGGTGTAAAGTTAGAATTTTTGGTTCCCACACTGACAATCTACAAGAAATCCCAACTTCAGAGTTACCATGGGCGACACCATTATATCCAGTAAATGATTCAAGATCATTTTCATCACCAATGGAAGGTGACTATGTTTTTGGTTTCTTCATGGATGGCCTTGCATCACAGGCACCAGCCATGCTTGGTGTATTTCCTGCAATACCACAACAAGAACCAGATGCGGTAGCAGGTAAAGGTTTTTATGCCAAAGCCAAATTCACAAATTCAGATATAAAAGAAAATGATGCAGTAAAACCTGTAGTCTATACCGATACGCCAGCAATGAAACCTGTACGTGTTGGCCAATCAACAGCGCCAGCCACATCATATACATATAAGGGTACAGGAATTCAAAAGTCAGACAATACTAGAGCGCACGTTTGTGATATAGCCAACAACATAAGATTCAAACAAGCACTTGAAGACTTAAAAAATTCAACTTTATTTCAAGCTATAAGAAAAGCAATTGAAGCAATTACTTCAGCGGCATCAAGTTCTCCATTGGTTACACAAATCATTGGTGCAATCAAGGTTATTCGAGCCATACTCAAAGATATTAGAGATTTTTTAGACTTTATCAACAATGTCATACTTGAGATTGCAAGATATGTTGCATATGTGCAAAAAATGATTGCATGGATTTTAAGTTTGCCAGCAAGATTATTACAAATGCTTCAAGATTGTTTAGTGGCACTCTACAACTCATTAATTTCTGCACTTTCAATAACAGTAGGATCCGGAGGTCTTGTGGGCGAAGTTACAGGTTTAATTGGTGATATTAACAAGACCGTAAGTGCAACAACATCAACAGTCGCCGGCGCACAATCTCTCATAGCCACAGCACAAGCAACTATCGATCCAAAATCATACTCAGGAAGAATTTAAATTATGGCAACAGAAGCACAAATCGAACAGCAATTTATTGCACAAAAACCTGGTCCTGATTACTCCTGGACCGAACCACCATCAGACTGGAATGTATCACCACCACTCAATAAAGTAATTGGCACAGAATCCGGCCATTTTATAGAAATGGATGACACACCAGAATTTGAGAGGGTTCGAATTCAACATAGAACTGGCACTTTTACAGAAATACAAGCAAACGGCCAACAAATTGTTAAGATTCTTGGTGACAAATACGAAATTATTGCAAGTAACAATAATGTACTTATCAATGGTGTTTGTAATATCACGGTGCAGGGGGATTCCGTCTTTAATGTAGTTGGAGATTGTTATAGTCAAGTTAATGGTAATTCATATCAACAAGTGAACGGTAAAACAAAAATCAATTCAGGAGAAAAAGTAGAAGTAACCTCGGGTGGTGATATTTCACTTTTTGCTGGTGGAGAACTAGGCACAATTAGTCTTAGAGCGGCGTCAGCCGTGAATATAAACAGCGATCTAAATGTTTCAGGTTCAATCATTTCAAAACAATCAGTTTCAGCGGTTGAAAACGTGACGGCAGGTATGAAACTCAGTTCCAACCTAGGTATCGACACGCTTGGACCAATATTCGGTGCAGTGAGCATTTGGACACCATTCACACAAGGTGCTATGGTGAGAGACACTTTGGGCACAATGATGACTATGCGAATGCAGTACAATTCACATATACATAAAGCACCAAAGGGACCAACGTCCACACCTTTACGTAAAATGTTATAATGGAGATTTGAATGGCAGGAGCTAACGTATTTAACAGATTAAGTTTTAGTTTTGATACAAGTAAATTCGGTGACGCAATTTACTTGAGTCAAGATACAAAAAACTTTCTAAACACACAACCGATATCTCTCGAAACATGGCAAAAAAATGATTTAGCCAATGGCACAATTATTGCAACAAATTACTACAAGAATCCGTTGCTGAATGTGTGTAATGAACTTCAATCAAGTACACAGAATTTATACAACCTAATGCTGACGATTGTTTCATATGATACAGCTAATGGAGCAGGCCTGCAATCATCAGCAAACACACTTTTATCGGAAATCCCCCTATTCAATCAACACACCTCAAATATCGCTGGAGTGACAAAAGCTGAAGCCACCGTACCAGAAAACGGTTCTCCTGTGGTCGAATATCCAGACTATGATACTGCCGTACAGGTAGGTCAAAACTTGTTGATGTTATTGAATAACACCGATGGTATTCAAGATTCAACTCCGTTACTTGGAAGTATGACAAGTTTATTCATGGGGAGTGATATCACCGCAAATACCGTAATTATTACAGGTGACTATACAACACTCAATTCTTCCATCTATTTGGATGGTACTGGAAATTTGGCATCAAATATATCTACCACGCAAGCAAATTCGATAATTTTACACTTACAAACTGCTAGTGGAATGTTAAGCACACGAAGACTGCATGATTGGAACTTTTATCAACAGGGTCTAATATTACTCGAAGATTCAAATAAAATTGATAATTTGGAAAATGTTGGAAATACACAACTATATCTAATTAACAATCTCATAGGTACAGACAGCTATAAGCAAAAACTCTCATCAAATACTTCCTAAAATTCGAAAATTTCGTTCCGGGCCTAGAATTTTTTCGAGCAAGTTCTTGGTTTTGAAAAAGTCATTTTACTCCTACGATAAATAATAAAATGGTACAGACACTTAAAAAATTATATTCAGATATAGATTTCAATTTTACTAGGACACCTGGTAGAAATGATATCGCCTTGAGTTATGATGAAATGGCGGTTATTCGTTCGGTGCGTTACCTTTTGTTGACCAAAAACTATGAAAGACCATTTCAACCAAACATTGGTAGTAGAATTGAGCAGTTGTTGTTTGAACCTGTTAGTTTTCTAACAGCACAGGATTTAAAGACTGAAATCGAAACAACTTTGACCAATCACGAACCTAGGGTTAGGTTGGTACAGATTACTATCGATGAGCAACCGGACAACAATTCTTATAGCGTGGGAATAGAGTTTTTTATTGGAAATAATGTACAACCCACAGCAATCAATTTAATTCTTGAGAGAACACGATAATGGCAACAGCTAATTCCGGTCTACAAATAACAAACCTTGACTTTGGTGATATCAAAGCGAGTCTAAAGGCTTTTCTATCCCAACAAGACACACTCAAAGACTATAATTTTGATGGTTCAGCACTTTCTGTGCTTGTCGACCTGTTAGCATACAATACTCAATACAACGCATACTACTTAAACATGGTTGCAAATGAAATGTTCTTGGACTCGGCTATTCAGCGTGGTTCAGTTGTTTCACATGCAAAACTATTAAATTACGTCCCACAATCAGCAGTTGCACCAAAGGCTTCAGTTCATATTACAGTAAATGGCGTAACATCATCTACACTTACATTACCAAAGTTTGCACCTTTTATTTCCGAAGCAATCAACGATGTAAATTATACATTCCTTACAACAGATTCAACAACAGTAAACGTAACAGCAAATACTGCAACATTTACCGACATTATTATTTCACAAGGTATCGCATCTTCATACAGTTTCGCATACAACAGCACAACGAATCCAAAACAATTATTTGAAATACCAGACTCTGCTATTGATACATCAACATTAATCGTTTCTGTCCAAGAATCTTCTTCAAACACCGCATCAGTAACATATAACCTTTCGACAAACTACATCAATTTAACACCATCAAGCACTGTATATTTCTTAGAAGAAGGAATGAATGGAAAATATAATCTTTATTTTGGTGACGGACTATTAGGAAAATCGCTCGTAAACGGAAATATCGTTAATCTTACATACATTACAACATCTGGCACCTCAGCCTTTGGTGCAAACTCTTTCACATCTATGTCTAGTATTGGTGGTTTTTCTAACACTGTTGTAACATCTATTACATCGGCAACACAAGGCTCAGACAAAGAAACAATAGATTCAATTAAGTACACTGCACCTAAGGCATATGCCGCACAAGGTCGTGCAGTCACAAAAGATGATTACATTTATCTAATTCAAAATAATTCTACCAACTTACCAATTGATTCTGTTTCTGTTTGGGGAGGTGAAGAAAATGATCCTCCTGTTTATGGCCAAATCTTCTGTGCAGTTAAACCATCAGGTGGTTACACATTAACTCCGACACAGAAAGAAAGATTAATTTCCGAAGTCATTAGACCAATTTCAGTTCTCACTGTAACTCCAACAATTGTTGATCCTGATTATACTTACCTTAAAATAAATACGAATGTTTTATATGATCCAAAGAAAACCACTTTAACTGGTGGACAAATTAGAGGTCAGGTTCTATCAAAGATAAATCAATTTTCATCAGACACACTCAACACATTCAATTC